ATACCTACAATCAGCCTTGATGACTTGCCCCCAGTAGAGCAAGAGGTTATATCATTTGGAGATGATGATGTTAAAGCCAAAGTGGCAGCAAATGTTGCTAAGGCAACAGTAAAGAGAACATATGAAAAACCAAATGTTACCAAAGAGTATGACTCTAACGAGGTAGCCTCTATCTTGGATGATATGGGTGCTACTGAGATGACACTCAATGAGACTCCATATGGTAAGGCAAGTTCCAAGCAACAGAACATGTGCAATATAATCATTGAAAGGATAAAAAAGAAAGAGCCAGGGTTCGGAGAGGTTAGCTTTTGCGACAAGTACGACACAACAAAAGCAATGATTGAGGCTCTTATTGATTATGCTTGTGAGATAGGACAATGGACTAGAAGAGGATGAAAATAACAAATCACTTTAACTTACCAAAGCCTTTGGTAGATAGTGTAGAAAGTGATGAGTGGTATTCAAAGGGGGACTGCGACATATCGGTTACACAACTGATAGGTCCCCCTCAAATACGATTACTTACTGAGAAACACAATGATGAGATAGAGCAAGATGTTACAGATAGAATCTTTATGTTGTTCGGTTCGGCAGTACACAATATCCTAGAGAAAGCAGACACTACTGGATACATTAATGAAAGGAGATTTATATCTGAAGTTGATGGTATGAAGATAGGTGGACAAGTGGACTTGATTAGGATATCTGATGGAGTTCTATATGATTACAAGACTACTAGTGCTTGGAGTCTAATCTATGAGGTAAATGGTAAGCCAGAATGGGAGCAACAGACTAATTGTTATGCTTGGTTAGCAGAGCAAGAATCAGTTCACATTAAGGAAATAAAGGTAGTTTGCATACTTAAAGACTGGAGCAAATCACAAGCAAGACTTAAGCCAGACTATCCAAAGCAACCAGTTGTAACCTTGAATATTCCTTTATGGGATAAACACAAGATAGAAACATACATAAATAGCAGAGTTATGCTACACAAAACTGCTCAAGAGAGTGGCGTTCATCCCCCTTGTTCTGCAAAGGAAAGATGGGCAAAAGATGGAAAGATAGCAGTTATGAAAACAAACAGAAAGACTGCCTTGAAATTGTTTAATGAAAACGAAAACCAACAAGCCTATGAAATGGCTCAAAAAACTCAAGGTGGGTATATTGAGCATAGAATAGGGAAGAGTATTAGGTGCGAAGACTATTGTCCAGTATCTAAATTCTGCCCACAATGGGCAAAACTAAATAAAGGAGTTTAATTATGGATATTATTAACTATATTGAAGAAACAAATTTATGGATACCTTTGGTAGCTTTTCTGCTTTTCAAGGTGTATTCTTGTAGGAAGTGTAAGAAGAAGAAATGAAGAAGAAAGTCGTAGTGTGTATGCCCGTTCAGGATTCTGTTCAGGCAGACACCGTTCAATGTTTAATAGATTTACTAGCACACAGAAACATAATAGGAAGAGCACAAGTTACTGGTACATTGGTACACAAGGCTCGGAACAAACTTGTTGAGTCTGCTTTAAATGGTTTCCAAGAGGCAACACACATATTGTTTATAGATGACGATATGAGTTTCAAGACAGATGACTTGGACAAGTTGCTAGATTCTGGAAAGGATATAGTAGGGAGTGTATGTGTAGAAAGGAATCCCCCTTTTCACCCATGTTTCGTTCCAAAAGATGAGAAGTGGAGTGATTTTCGGCCTTTGCTAGAGGGGACATCGGATTCTTTACTTGAAGTGGATTCTGTAGGCATGGGATTTACACTTATAAAAATATCTGTGTTGAAAGACATGTTAAAGAAAAATAAGAACTTATTCTTTTTTGACGATACAGATTTCGGAGAGGACTTTAACTTTTGCAAGATTGCTAGGAAGTTTACGAAGATATATGTAAGGACAGATTCACAAGTCGGACATATTTCCAACCTACCAGTTATGTTGCAACACTTTACATACAACATTATGAATAACCCTGCAACCAAAGAGCTAAAGGAAGAGATTTTTGCCGAAGATAACATACAAGACAGTAAGGATTAGTGAGCCTATAGAGGACTACATATCCTCTGTAGAGGTTGAAACATCGGTTGCTGCTCTTTATTTAGGAATGAGTGAGTCGTCCCTAAAATTGAGTAGCATCCCTTGTAGGAAGACAAACGGGGGACATAGAAGATATAACCTTATGGAAATAATAAAAATCATCACAGAATTGACAAACACTTAAAGCAACAGAACTGTTTCTAATCTACTAGCTTATTAAAATTTTTTCTTAGTAGGACTTACATCGTTTCCGAATGCCTACCTGTGTTAGTTAGTTTTTACATCTCTGAATTGTTTATCCATGTGTGTTACGAATTCTTCATAAGTGTATGTTATCTCCTTATCTGGTGAATCCCAGTCGTATGTTTTTATAGTTATTTCTTTGTTTTCTGGGTCTATAGTGATTAGTTTCTCTATATCTCCGTGTTCAAAGTTTCCTATTCCATAGCTTAGTGTTCCTTGAGTATCATCTTCTTTCATTCTGTCAAAGATTACTCTTGAAAAGTATTCTGGGTCTGTAGTTCTTGTTGGTTCTTTGAATGTACTGTCTTGGTTTGTGTGCATCATTGCTCTGTATACATCCATTTCCATGTTTCCCACTCCCCAGTGTGTGTATAGGTAGACTGCTCTTTCCTTGTCTGCCATTCTTTCTACTATTTTTATTTGTCCTCTAGCTCCCATTATTTAGAGCCTTCTCTTTCTTCTTCGCTTTTAAATTCTTCTATCATTTCTTCGTGATAGTCATCACTTTCTTGTGATGCAAAGTCTCCGTAGTGTTCTGCTAGTATTTCGTAGTTGTTTATTATTGACCAGTATGCTGGTGGTGCTAGTTCAGCATCGTTTGCTGCTTCTGTCCAATCCATTATCATATTCCAACATCCGTTGTGTTGAACTTGTCTGTATCTGTTGAACATATCTCTTGTTATTAGTATTGATGATGTTCCTTGATGTTTGATATAGTCTTTTGTGTATTTGTTGTCGGCACATAGTACCGTTATGTCTGACAGGTTTTTCTGTTTGTCAGGTGTTACTTTAATTGGTTTGTTGCTCATTTTATTCAATTTCTCCTTTTATTATTTCTACTGCTTTTCCTACTACACAGTCGTGGTTGAATATGAATCCTCCGTAGTGGTCGTATAGCCAATCCCATCCTTCTGTTTCTGCTACTACATCTTGCCATCTTTGAGTAGCTTCTCTGTTGATGTTTTCTTGCCAATCTCCTTTCATTTTGGATTCTTCGTCTATCCACATTTTGTAGTCAGTGCCTGGTAGATTTTGCACTATTCTGCAATCATTACTTATTAATGGATACATATCTGATAGTTTTACTTCATTTGTATCTATGCTGTATAAAGTTGCTGTTCCGTCTGTATTCCATATTCTGTATATGATTTCATGTTTTTCGTTGTAGTTCTTGTCTTTTGTTTCTGTTGTGTAGTCTATGTTGTATGTTCCTTTTTCTGGGTCTGTAGGTTGTTTAGCCATTAGCTTGCCCTCACTTTTGTTAGGTCTATTAGTGATTCTGTAGTTCTTTCTTTTAGTGCTATTAATGAGTATTTACATAAGTCTCTGACTATCTCATTGTCATGCTTTCTATGTTCTGCACACCATTCTCCTACCTCATTGTTCCATATCTTGTTAGGTAGGCCGTCTTCTACTTGCCATTCACTCCACCAGTTTATTAGTTTTGTGTCTTTGTTCCATTCTTGTATTTGTATAATTTCTGGTCTTATATAGGGTATTAGTTTATGCTTCATAATGTGCTTTTTTGTTTCCTCTTTCATTTGTTGCACTACTCTGTTGTATCTTGTTGTTAGTTTTCGTTCAAAGGTTTTATGTTTTCTTTCTTCTCTTAAGTTTGCAACGAGTTTTGCTCTATCTTCTTTAAGTTTTTTGATTACTTTGTTTACATGTCCTTTGATTATCTGTCTTGTGTCTATAACTGTATATTTTGTATTGCTCATTTTATCCTCCGTATTTTATTTTTTGTATTAGGTTGCATATTAGCATTATGCATATCCATAATATAAGTATGTCAATGTATTGGATATCATCATCCCTTTCCATTGTTTGTAAATTTTTCTATTAGTGTCCACTTCATCCATTCGTTCCACATATGCATGTTGAGCATTATTTTTTGCTCTCTTATTTTCTTGTCAGTTTCGTTGAGTGCATTGTAGTGATTGACTGTCATAAACTCTGTGTATTTAAGGAATTCTTCTGTCATGTTCATTTCTTCAATGAATAATGGGATTCTTCCTTTCTCTGTGTTTTCTATTATTACCTCTAATTCTTCAACCATTAGAGCTACTGCTTCGTTTTTGTGTTTTATGAATTCTTTATTGTTATCTGCTATTGCTGATACAATTCCGTTCTCGTCAGGTTTTCCAAATTCTTTTCCCAATTACTTGTCCTCCTTGGTTTCATTGTTTAGTGTTTTGTTGATTGTTTGTATTATTTCTTTTAGCGATTTCTTAACTGTCTTTGTTATGTCTAGTTTATCGTCTAGGTGTTCTTCTAGGTTTTCATCTAGTTCCTCGCTTATTATTTCTCTTACATCGTCTCTGTCTGGTATGTCATTGTCGTAAGCAATGTCGCTCCAGTCTGTTTCGTCTATAGCTTCTCTTGCTATGTCCCACATTTCGTCGCTGCTTGAGCTGTTACAATGGTCTTCTGCAGAATTATCTGCAATTTCTGTGCATCTTCTTGCTAGGTCGCTCTCGCAATCTACTAGTCTTGATGAGTCTTCGTCCATTTTGTCTCTTATCCAGTCATATATCTTTTCCTTGAATGTTTCGTCAGTTGCGAATACTCCGTAGAATATGTTTTTACATTTCTTTAATTGTTCTACTTCTTCATCTGTTGCTGTTTCTTGCAAGTCTTTCATTGCTTTTTCTTTAAGGTGTCTTATTTTGTATAGCAATTCGTGTTTTTCTATTTCCCATTTCTTCTTGTCTTTTACCCAATCAGCCCTATGTTCCAGAAGTTCTTTTCTGTAAGTCATAGTGTCGTACAATGTACTTCCAAGTGTTTTAAGTTTTGCTACCATATTTCGTATGATATCTTCAGGTTTTTCTGAATCATCATTCTCACAGTTTTGAATGATATCGTTATACATTCTTTGTACAAAATCTGTTTGTCCTGTCTTGTCCTCTATCCAAGCATTGTAGTTGTATAGTTTCATATCAGTTTCTTTCCATTCATCCCAAGCATCTTTTAGAGTTTTAGTTATATCCATTATGACTCCCTCTTCAACAGAGTCTTTTTCTGCTGGTTCTATGTCGTCTACTATTGCTATTTGATTAACAAGTTCTTGTCCATATTTATCTTCATCGTCCTTGTATCTGTCGGTGTCGTACCAACTTTGTAGTCCTTTCCATATTGTTTTAAACATTATTTATTGCCTCCTCTAATTTGTTTATTACTTTATACATCTCATCTACTGTATCTGCTCCGCTACTTGACATTCTTTGTACTTCCCAATCTGCCAAGTCGTCTACTAATGTTGTTAGTTCTTGTATTAGTTTATCCATTTGTATCCTCCTTTATTTTATTTATTTGTGTTTTGATTTTTAGCAACTTGATAGTTGCATTTCTTTGTATCTGTTTGTAGTGTGTTAGTTGATTGTTGAGTCTTCTTAGTTGTTTACTCTGATTCACTTAGTGCATCTTCCATATCTTCTATATCTAATTCGTAATGGTTGTCTTCTTCGCCTATTGAAGTACCCCACCATCCTTGTTCTGTCCATGTTTCGTCTATAACCTCTCCTGCTTTTAGAGTTATTTCTCCTGCATCTTCTGTTTCTCCATTTATTGATAGTTGTAGTGTCAAGTCAGGGAATTTCTTGCTTATCTTATCTATCCATGGTACTGGGTGACACCAGGCTGTCATGAACGATAAGTCTAACTCTTTTTCGTTTAGTTCGTTTATTTCTGTATGCCAAGCATTCCATTTAGTTCCCCATTCTGCTACTCCGAATGTGTACCAACTTTCGTATCCGTATTTGTCGTATCTAGCTTTGGCTTCTTCAGTCATTTCTTCAGGTGTTTGAAATGGTTCTGCATTAGCATCTTTTAGTTCTTCTGGCATTGGTATTAGTTGATTGAAGTCTACTCTGTATGCTGGATGTGAACATCCCTTTGTTGAACAGTCTTCTTTTACTAGTGATTTCTCAATGAAACCAACTAGTTGTTTCTGTTCCTTTTTTGTTTTCGCATTTATCTGGATGCGATTCCATATATTATTTGGCATTTCTTATCTCCTTTAATTGATTTGCTGGGCCATACTTTGTTGACTTTGAATAAAAGCTTAGGCTCCTTTTCAAGAGTCTTGCTTTCATCAATGCCCTAGTAGTCCCTTTGCTTTTTAGTTGACTAATCTTTCTTTTCATTCCTTTGATTCTTTTGCCCTCAACAGAATTTCTGTTGTGCACTCTCTCTAGAATAGTAGAAATTTTATCAAACTCGTTCTTAGTCATTGCTTTTACCTCGTCTTTTAGAATTGTGTGTCCTATCATTGTTTTGCTGCTCTCCTTGTTTTTAATTTACACCTACTACAAGTCTTCACTTTAGTTTGGTGTATTGATTTGGTAGGTGTTGTCATCATCTGGCACCTACTACACCAGTATTTTCTAGTCATACTCTCGCCTCCCTAAAAATTTTTTTTCAGCTAGTTTTTTTCCCTCGGCTTTTACCCTTGCCTCCTCACATACTGATAAACTAGCAAACATTAATGTGATTGGATTTAATCAAACTGCTACTGTGGTTGGTATTTTCCTCTTGACTTTCCGAACCTTTTCCAGTTTTGGTTGTCGTATTGTAGTTTCTTTTGTCTCTTTTTCTTCCTCCATAACTTGTATTTCCAAGTTACTCTTGGGTTGTAGATTTGGTGGTGCATCTGTGTCTTCTCGTCCCAGACCCATTTTGTTCCCTCTTTCTTGTTCCATATGAAACATTCACTAGGTAACTTGCCATTTCTAGGTCTTCTAATCTTTGTAACAAATTTCTTAGCTTGCCTTTTCTGTTTATTGGAAAGGACTTTCTTTTCTTTTGGCATAATAGCCTCCCGTAATTAATTTGATAATCAGTGAGCAAATAATTGTCTAACAATGGAGAATCTCTTCTCATTTTAATAAGGCACTATTCGTGACTTGACAAAGTACTATGTTTCCATAGCCCAACACCTTGGCACTATCCTTAACCCTCACTTGGGTTCATTGTCGTGGCTTGTGTGAGCATACTTAAACGATACAACTTGCTAAAGAATAAGTTAATATTCTCTTTATTTGGTCTTTAAACCATAATACTAGGCTTTCGCCGTCCTACATTGCTGTAAGATGCTGTATCGCACGATTAAAAATGGGGTGACACACGATTGTCAATCGCTTCCCGTTGTACTCCAGTTTTTTAAGCTGGTTAAACACAACTCTTATGACATTAATAATCTGCACTAGTGTCTTTAGCAACACTTGTTATGCGACTCACTGAACTATCAAATTGATAAAGCTGGCGAAGATAGGATATTAATCTTCTTTAATGCTTAGATTTTAAATAATAAATGTGCTTGTTCATTAACCCTTTGCAACCAGTCAGTTTGATAATTGTTATCTAATTTTTAGATAACTCTATAATTTTTATTGGAATCTTACCTTTCCAGTTATAAACTTTCCATTTCAATTCCATCTTCTTGCCTTTCCGCTGTGTATCATTATCTCTGATACCTTTCTTCCATCTATGTATATATCTGCTAATACTCTTTGATACTTATCTGTTCCTATATTTGTATACTTTATTTCTTTTGCTTCTTTTAATATCTTTATTAGGTATTTCTTGCTTATCAAACCCTCTATAGTATTCATCTCTGGTGCATCCATACCTCTTATTCTTAATCTCTTTTGTTCTCCTTTGTATGTTATATAGCATGTATCTCCGTCATAACAGAGTTGTTTTTTATATTCTCTTAGTTTTATTGTGTTATCTTTTTCACATCCTATTGTTGTTAACAGAATGGTATTTATTAACACTATTATTTTGGTTATCTTATTTATCTTTATCATTGTTTATTATCTCCTTTTTATGATACTGGGGGGATTATGTTCCCCCCTTACCTTTCTTGATTATCTCTTAGCTTATTTAACCTCTAGGAATGTTAATTGCTTGATTGCTTCCTTGTCTAGGTAACAACTCGTTGTCTCCTCTCCATCCTTCCCTTTATATACATTCATAACTCCTGTTATCTTTTGTATATAGAATGGACATTCCATTCCCTTATATCCTGTATGCTGAGTACCTCTTCTGGCTGATATAAATTTGGGTTGGCCAGATATTAACTTGGTGAAGAAGACTTTTGCCTTTTTACCTAAGTCGTTCCAGAATAGCTTGATTTGTGGGACCTGAGCTCCCGTCCTGGAATTGAGCTTAATGAACAATACTTTGTTCTCACCATTGGTCAATGTAAACTTAAAGGGCGAACCCTCAGTTGTAATTGGCTCAGTGCCTTTTAGGCCAGACATTTGCTCCTCACTAATTTGTTGAATCTTCATAACTGCATTCTCCCGAAGAGCCAGCTTGGGAACTTGATAGCATATGTATCAATCATTCTCATCTGGTTTCTAACACAGAGGCTCCCATTAACACAAACAGGAGCCAGAGAAGCTGTAAGTGAAGGAATTAAGGAGGAAGTATAGGGGAAGATAGAACCCAGTGTCATTAACATAGGCAAATAGTCGTTTATGCAAACCGAATAACTACACGGGCCCCCTAACCCCCAGTAAGTAATGTACAGTACTATATTATTGATACTTTACCTTATTAATGATTTATTGATAAATCTTACTACTAGTAGTAAAGTAAGTAAGGGGGGCGTCAATACTCAAAGACGGGGACTTGTCCAGAGAGGCATTCTTCTAGCTGATGCTGAATATCCAAGACTATGAGGTTTCTATGGTGCAATGTCCTATTTAGGTCAAAGTTCTCTAGCTGTTCTTTCTCATAAGCCTCTACGACCATCGATACATTGGCGTCATAGCCACGAAGGTAGGTATACTGATACAGATTACCCAAAAGGCTAAGGATTGCGAGAATGGTCAATAAAACGATGTGCTTATTTCTGATTTTCATCAAGCAGCTTTGTAAGATACTCATTTGTCTTTACCTCCTCTCTCCATAGATTTGTGTACTTGGCACACTCTGTAACCTTTCTCTTGATTATCTTGACTAGTTCCTTTTTGGAATAGGCCATGTATGCTTTTTCAAAATCTTCCATTTAACCTCCTGGGTGCGGAAGAAGGAATCGAACCTCCGTCTCAAGGTTATGAACATTGTATGTTTCCATTACACTATTCCGCATTTCTGATTATAATACGACATATGCCACAAGGAAAAGGAACTTACGGAAAGAAGCGTGGGAGACCACCTAAGAAGAAAAGTGGCAAGAAAAGGAGGTATTGATTATGGGTGTATGGGAAGTAACAAGCAAAAGAAAAATCTTTAGTGGTCCTGATAGAGACGAGACTGCTTCAGACAAAAGGAACTTGGCTATGTACAATGTTTTGTTCACACACACAGGAGACTACGCAGCAGGAGGAGGAACGATGTCAGGAACTTTACCATTCCAAGATATTCATTGTGTAATCCAATGTGGTGTAGGTCCACAAGGTGGAGGTGATGTTCTAAACGCTTGGAGGCAGAGAACTTGGCAACCAATTGTTAGTTCAAAGAACCAAGTAACTTTTGTAGGATACAATGCTGATGATGATGCTGAGACAGATGCTGGAGACATAGACGACACAATTTATTGTTTGGTCATTGGTATTCCAGAAGTAACTGTTCCAACAAGTGTTGATTCAGTGGATGCGTTTGCGTAATGGCAGGCAAAGATGAAAAGGTGAACCCTTACATAATCAAGGGGTTCAAGAACAAGAAGATGCCACCTAGTGAGTTTCCCGTGACAGACCCTGCTGCACTTAAGGGAATCAGGGATTCTATCAAGGGTGCAGATAAGGGTCGTGCTGAACAAGCAAGATTTCAAGCTTGGGGAAAGGGCATTGATTACGATGCCGTAAAGAACCAGGAGACGCCTGATGGCGATGTTTGAAAAAGGATATCAGCCTAGACCCCTAAGCGGTACCGAGCGATATGCTTGGGACAAGATGACGGGGAAGAGGCCAGACCTTAGCGAGTCTATCGGAAGGCAAAGGACAGACTATCCTGAGAAACCACAAAGCATGATGGCAATGATTAGAAGCAAATTCAACAATCAGTCCATGCTAGGCAGAAGGTTTCATTCAGGTAATATGAATATGATTAACAGAAGAAGAAGGGCGATTCCACGGGAAATGGGTGGTCCTCCTAGATTAAGCCATAGGAATACTCAGCCAAATAGAGGAACCTTCGGTATCGGACAAGGTATAAACCGATGACGGAGTTCCTAAAAAAAAATCGGCTTTCAGCCGTTTAGGAGGTAGTAATGATTATAAAAATTATTAAACTATATGAAACAGTAACAGTATGGCTCCCTGTTCTTACAGGACTAATACTTGCTGCTGAAGCAGAACTAGGAGAAGGTGGAGGTAAGGAAAAGAAAGAATCAGTACTTGCCAACCTTACAGATGTTCTAGACGACAGTTTCGTTTGGATAAAGGCAGATTGGGCACAGAGGGCAGTCTCTTGTGTAATTGACCTTATCATATGGTTGCTTAACAAAAAACCCGAATGGACAAAGTCTTTGGGAAAACTAAAAGACCTCTTCGCATAAGAAGGGGGTTTCGATGAGTAGAAAGAGTTATAGCATAGAGGATGTTGACAAGGTTTTAGGGGTACTTGCTAAAAATAAAGGTAATGTAAAGAAAACGGCCAGAGAGACTGGTGTTGCAGTCAATACATTAAAAAAGTGGAAAAACGAAGACCCTGAGAAATATGACATCATAGAACAGCAAACCATAGATATGGTCAAACAGGCACAGATGGTTGTTCTCCAAAATCAAATAAACAATCTGGTATCTGCTTCCCAAAGAATGGGAGAGCTTATTCCAAATGAAGATAACATAGACAAGATAACCAATGCAATAAAATTAATTAATGACCAACTACACAGGTTAACTGGAAGTAGTGGTAATGGAAAAATGAAAGGTGAGAAGAAGGAGTTCGTTGCTATATTTAGAGAAAGATGAGTATACAAGACCAGATTCAACTTTACAAACCCCACGAAGGTCAATCAATATTTCATAAGAACCCTGCTAGATTCAGAATACTTGCATGTGGTCGTCGTTGGGGTAAGACGATTGCCTGTGTAAATGAGATGATGTATCAAGCTTGGAACAAGCCAGGCTCTATTAATTGGTGGATTGCACCTGTATATGACCAGGCAGAAGTTGCTTGGGCAATGATACAGAATCACTTCTCAGAAGCTATAGAGTATTCCAACAAATCCAAAATGCAGATTATCCTAAAGAACAGAGATGGATTTACTGCTGGTGCCGAGATAAGGTTCAAGTCAGCAGAAAAGATAAACAACCTTAGAGGTTGGGGTGTTGATTTCCTTGTAATGGATGAGGCAGCTTTTATAGAAGAGGATGCTTGGATAGAGGCACTAAGGCCTACTCTTTCTGACAAGATGGGTAGAGGAGTATTTATCGGAACCCCTCAAGGAAAGAACTGGTTTTACAGAATGTACCAGAAAGGACAAGACCCTACTAATGACAATTATCATTCAATCACATACTCATCTGAAACGAACCCCCACTTTCCAGCAGAGGAATGGGACGAGGTAAGAAAGGAAATGCCAGAGGCTGTATTCAAGCAAGAGTATGAGGCGGCCTTTATAGAGAGGGCAGGTATGATTTATCCAGAGTGGGATAAGCAATCACATGTAGTAGAGCCATTTCAGATTCCATCTAATTGGTATGTCTATGCAGGAGTAGACTTTGGATATACAAATCCTTTTGCAGTAATATGGATTGCTATAGACCCAGAGGGAAACTATTACATAATTGATGAATATTATGAACCACAAAGACAATTAAATGAACACATAATATCCATTAAAGGACGGACGGATTGGATAACAACTATGTATTTCGCAGACCCTTCAGGCAAACAATATATTGCAGAACTGCAACAAAGAGGTCTTTATTGTGGACCTGCAATCAATGATGTCCTTACTGGAATAAACAGAGTTGCAGAATTGCTTAAGTCTGGAAAGATGAAAGTATTCTCAAATTGCAATAATGTACAGATAGAGTTTGACCATTACATGTGGGAAGATGCAAGAAGGTCTAGAAGAAAAGATATGAAAGAGCAACCCAAAAAGGTAGACGACCACGCAATGGATGCTCTTAGATATGTTGTAATGATGACATATCACACAAGGGGAAAGCCAGAAGATGGGAAACCATTGACAAAAGAATCTGTTAAATATTGGATGGATGCAAGAAGAAAAGCAGAGAAAAAAAACAAGAGATTAGAATACAGGGATACTCTGGGACATTTATAGTATAATCAAGAAGAATATGGCAAAGAACAAAGTTACTGGTGGAAATTTCCTTAGTGAATTAAATGATTTATATAAAAAATCTATGGAAGAAAGGCTTCACCATGAGATTCAATGGTATAAAAATATGTCTTTCTATCTTGGTAGGCAGTGGTTGGTTTGGTCAAAAAAGAGACAATCGTTAGTTGATTTGGCTCAAGACCCAGGGTGGAGAGTGAGAATGACAACAAACTATACCATTAATTTTGTTCAATCAAAAGTAGCAATGCTATTGAAGAACAAACCCATATGGAATGTTTACTCTATGACTGATGACATGTCAGATAGAGAAGGTGCAAAAATATCTCAACAATTCCTGGATTATTTCTGGAGACATGAAAATGTTAATGATGAGGTAAAGAAGATGGCTCATCACGGATTGATTTATGGAAGTGGATTCCTCAAGGCATTCTGGGATGTAGATGCAGGACCTGCAATTCCAGACCCTGAAACAGAAGAACCTATAGTGTTAGGGGATGTAAATATAAAATGTGTAAGTCCTTTTGAAATATTTGTAGACCCAGAAGCAAGGAGTCCGTATATTAGAGATTTGAAATGGCTTATACATGCCTACAGGATAGGAGTAGATGAATTTGAAATCAAGTATGGATTAAAAGCTTCTGCAGAAAGCGTAGAAGAGAATGGTATAGAAAAGCAATATATGAACTTGGTTAAATCTTCTGGAAATGTAGAGGATAACCCTATGCACGGTAACTCAGAAGAATTAGAAGAATATGTAACGATTAAAGAATATTACGAAAACCCATCACCAAAACATCCACAAGGTAGATTTATCCTATACACAAGTGAACATCTTTTATTTGCAGGAGCTTTACCTGATGGAAAGATACCAATATCAAAGTTTGACGACTTGTTTGTTCCAGATAGATTCTGGGGAATGTCAACAGTAGAACAATTGATGCCACTGCAGACAGAATACAACAGAACAAGAAGTCAAATTTTAGAAAATAGAAATCTTATGAGTAATCCAAAATGGATTGCACCCAGAGATGCTATACAAGACTTAGATGCTATTTCGGCGGAGCCTGGGGAAATCGTTTACTACAATGCTATCCAGGGAATTGCTCCACCCTCACCAATGAGTATGCCCAGTCCTCCGCCCTATGTCTTTGCACAAGAAGAAAGAATACTCCAAGATATGATGGCAGTTACTGGAATAAGTGATGTAAGTCTTAGGTCAGCACCCCCAACAGGTGTAGAGTCTGGAAGAGCAATGGCTTTGCTTGCTGAAAAAGATGAAACGAGAATGGCTCCTACAGTTCAGTCTTGGGAGAACTCACTTGCATTTATAGGAAAATGTACATTACAACTTGTTAAGTATAACTATATGGATGAAAGAGCCATAAGAATAATTGGTGCTGACAATACCGCTAGACTCCTTTACATGAAAGGAAGTGATTTGTCTGCTCCAGAAGATATAGATGTAACCATAGGACAAGGTTTAGGTTTCAGTAGGTTGGCAAGAATTGAGTTGTTGTTAGAGATGTTTGACAGAGGGATAATGCAAGACCCTAACAAGTTGCTCAGTTTACTTGAATTCGGAGATGATAAGGATTTATATGAAGAGCAGAACATGGATAAGAATAATGCTGCTATGGAAAATATCCAAATGACTCAAGGTGTTCAAGTTCCAGACCCAACCATTATAGAAAACCACAATGTTCATTTAGAGGTTCATAGAAAGTTCATAAAATCAGAAGATTTCAAGATGGTGCCCCCTGCAGGACAGCAATTATTATTTGACCATTATATGAAAACGAATCAAATAGTGCAACAACAAATGCAACAACAGGCACAAATGATGATGCAACAAGAGGAGAAATAATGTATACTAGGGTATTATGGAGGTAAATTATGGCTAATCATATAAACAAATCTAATAACTTTGCACATGGATATACTAATTTTCATCACTGTGAAGAACAGGCAGCTAGTGTTACAGGCAATGAACTCGTTGCAGCACCAGGTGCTGGACTTTCTATTTATCTAACAGACCTTATCATCACTTGTGATGCAACAGGGGAAGTTACATTACTAGATGGTTCAACAGCAATAGTAGGAAAAATGAATGCTGCTATTGCTGGAAGTTTCAGTCATAGTTTTGAGACACCAATTAAACTAACTGCAAACACAGCGCTTAACTGGACAATAGCCGCTACAGGCGGTGGAACTTGTACAGTTACGGGCTTCATAGCACCGTAAAAGGAGAAATAATATGAGTAATGATGGCTTACTACCTTCAGAAGAACAATTGGACGAGTTTCTTTCTAGTGAGAGCTCAGAAGAATTCATAGATGAAGATGTAGAAGAAACTCCAGAGACCGAGGAGGAGAAGGTCACTCTTTCACAAGAAGAATACGACGAACTCAAAAAAGGTCAAATGTTACAGGCGGACTATACTCGAAAGAGGCAAGAAGAGTCACAAACAGTAAAAGATTTACAAGAGCAACTTTCTAATTTACAGAATGACAAAGACGATGAAAGTTCAGTAGAACTGGATATGGATTTGGATGAATCAGGTTTACCTGACTCCGTTAAAAAAAGAGTTGGTGAGATTGATAAAATCAAACGAGAACTCGAAATAGAAAGAGAGAGAAGCAGACGAGCAGAAGTTAAAAGAAACGCTGATGCAATTGTTAGCAATCTCAATTCTGTTGAAGGAGAATATCCTGTATTAAAGAATAAAGCTGTTAAATTTGCTGTTATGGCTTATGCTTCGCAGGTATTGAATAACCCTACTAAAGAGGGATTCATGGATGCTGCAAAGCAGATTAGTACTGCTTTTAAAGATGACAATGTTAAAACACAAGTCAAACTTAAGAAGAAAGTTGCTAATCGCAGAGCTACTAGTCCTAGTGTGGGAAGCGGAGGTTCGGCTCCCATACGAACTGTAGATGCACCAAAATCATTCGCAGAAGCCAACGACTTGGTGATGGATGCCCTAGCAAAGATTAATGCCTTAGATAATAGGTAGTGTCTTTGTAGAACCTGAAATTTAATTTTATAGGAGGAATTAATTATGGCTTTAATTGCTGATTTAGATAATATTCTAAAAAACTTTTATCTTCCACCTATTCGTTCACAGTTGAACACTAGCACTATTTTGTTAGACAAAATCAGAGCAGGTTCGGAACAGGTTTCAGGTCAGGATGTCATAACACCTTTGATGGTAGGATACTCTCAAGGTGTTGGTGCTCGTTCTGAAGATGGAACTCTTCCAACTGCTAAGAAGAGTCTTTACGATGTGTCAAGTACACAACTTAAAGCGAATTACGGAAGAATTCAATTATCAGGACACCTTATGCGTGCCACCAGGGACGACAGGGGTTCATTTGTAAGAGCTGTTGGTTCTGAAATTCAAAACATGGTAGATGGTTTGAAACAGGATTACAACAGACAGTGTTTCGGAGACGGAACGGGGAAATTAACACAACTCGGTGCTGCTTTATCAAGTTCTGCGAGTATGACAGTAGATAGTACACAATATCTGAAATATGATATGCCTATCTATGTCGACTCAACAACGGACATAAATGCTAGGATTATTGATGTTGTGAGTGACACGGTTGTAACTTTGAAGGCTGCTGCTTCAGCAGATGACAACGCACCAGTATACAGGGGAACTGGAACGGGTGCAGGACAAACAAATAACAAGGACGCTGAAATAATGGGTCTATCAGGTATTTGTAATACTGACGACCTTCAGGGTATTGTAGTCGCAGACCCACTTTCAAGTGGCGTAGACACAATCGCTTCCTACTGGAAGACCGCTAAGAGAGATACTTCAACTACTACTTTGACTCTCAAGGCTATGCAGGATTGTTTCACTGCTGTTGAAAAGAAAGCAGGTTCAGTTAACTTGCTTGTAACTACATACGAACTTAGAGATTCTTATGCACAATTGCTAGAATCACAAAGAAGGTATGTGAATGTAATGGAACTTGAATCAGGTTTCAGAGGACTTGAATACAATGGACAACCATTGATTCCAGATAAGGATTGCCAAGACAATCATATGTATTTCTTGGACACCAATGTTTTGTCTTTCCAAAAGAAAGGCGATTGGGACTGGATGGATATGGATGGTGCTATTTGGTCTAGGGTAACTGACAAAGAGGCTTACGAGGCGACTATCGTTCTTGAAAGTCAACTTGTTACTACTGCTAGAAACAGGTCCGCTGTTATGACCGCACTTACTGGATAAGATGCTTAATGACAGGACAGACTACGATAACCACGGGGGGTGGGCGAAAGCCCACCTCCATAAATGGACTAGTATGGAGAGTACCCTTATTCTGCTTCTTGTCCTTCTTTGATGTCGTAGCGACACAATTACTTTCAAAATGGGGTCAAGTAGAGATGAATCCTGTATACAACATGGCGACAGCCAACAATATAACAATACTAGAAGCTAAGTTATTATTAATGGCTTTTGTTGTTTTTATAGTGCTTTGGCTTGCTGATAACGGACACAGACCTCTGGCATCATCTATAATTAGGTGGGCTAATGGTTTGTATTTTACATTGTCTTGTATACAAATATGGGGGATAACTTATGCTTTCGGATGATAAATTTAAAAAAGAATTAAAGAAATATGATGAGTATCTCTTCTTGGGTAAATCCCTTGTAATAAGAAATGGGGAGATTATGAATGCTCCAACTATCTATTATCAGAAACATACGAGGCTTAGACCAGAGATTGTAAAAATATTAAGAGGTGCTCCTTGTTGGGCAGATTTAGATGAGATAAAAAAGATGGACAGTTGGGCTTGGAAGGATGATTGGAAGAAGAAAATGGATGAACATAATTCAAGATTACAGGAAAGAACAATTGCCTCTGCAAAAGATGAAACAAACCAAGTCAGTAAAGATGTATATACTTTAGCAAATAGATTAGAAAGATATGGAGAACATAGCTAATGGCTACTAAAGCACAATGCATGACTTCTATAAGAAGATATTTGGAAGAAACTGAAACTTCTGGAGGGTTCTGGCATCAAGATGAATT